GCCGCCCCCCAAAATGCACCAGATTTGTCACCATCCATCGGACGTGGATCGCGGCCTTTTGATATTTCCTTCAGTTGTAACGACAGCGCGCCCATCAGCGTTGTTGATATCACGAGATTAGCCGTATAGCGCGCACGATTCATCATTCCCTTACTCTGTATGGCACGCATGATATGCGTATGAAATAGAGTCACAGAGAAGGATTTATACATAGCAAAAGAGCGAATGATTTCACCATGAACGCTGCCCGGCTGTGCATCGCTGATCAACTGTGAACGACCGCGCAGACTGCTTGATGGAACAGCAAATTCCGTTTCTGCCTGGATCATTTCCAAAACGCGCATGGCCAGATCATCGGCGCGGCGCGGGTTAATATCCGTGCGATCAGCGATATCGTCTGGTCGTAAAAATACAGCACCGCGCTCGTCATATAATTCGGTAGTGCGAATAATGTCCCATTCTTCAGCACCGATACCATAACGGTGCAGTGTACTTTGAAACGGTTTTTCCAATTCATCGAATCCGCGTCTTGCCCTATCAGCCATACTGCCCATAAATTCCATACCAAAAGCCCACCGTCCAGCCTGTGTCCAGGGCGAAAGACCGGAAACACGCATGACAATATCAGCGACGCGGCGGCTGATTTCAGGTCCGGAAATATCCCCGACATACCTTGCCTGCCCGGCCGCGATCGTTGACCAGTTTTCCGCGATCAAACCGAGGCGTATCGCCAGACGCTGATCATCCAGATTACGCGGATTGAGAAGTTTTGGGATTTGCTTGACAGCTGTGATTTGAGTCAAACCGGCATGCGCACGCGCGATCCGTTGAAAATTAATATCGGTAATAGCCGACAAGGCGGCCGCACCCAATTGAGCCGATTGCAATAACTGACGCAGCCCGGCAAACGTGCGGGCAACTCGACCATGAATCGGCGCATTGGTGCCGCCGGTAAAAAGTTTATACATGTCCCGTGACAATTTAATTGCCGCCGTGGCTTTGTCTATCTTATCGTTTTCGCCGCCCCACTTACGCACAATCTGTTCCATATAACGCAGCGTCGCATTGGGATTTGGTCCCAAAATTTCAAGGGCTGCAGTATCTCGTGCCATCCCTTCCAGATGCGCCATCATCACCGAAAAGACGTCGTTTCCGCCGTAGGTTTCATTATATTGCAGCCAGGCATCGGCATCTTTAAAGACCAGAAAGCGATGATCAGCATGACGGTTAGCCAGTGATTTTTCACTTGATACACCGGAAGGTTTCAGCTTATTAAGCCCATCACTGCGGATCGTTTCAAAAACGTCTCGCATTGCCAACTCCATCTGCTCTGGCGTAAAAGGAAAGCCGGTACGTTCATTAATCATCTTGCCTGTATCAAGCCTCGGCAAGACATAATCACGCCATGCCTGATATCCTGCCTGGCGCACGGCGGTTGCCTCATGCGTTTGCGGCAATCCCCAATCTTCCCGTTTTGGAATTCGTCCGCCCGCTGCATTAAAACGCTGTCGTGCAAATTCCGCCGTTTCACGCCAAGCTTTTGATAATTCCCGTGCCGCGCGGTTGCCGGTATCCATACCAAAACCTTCCCGCACCAGATCGCCTAAAGTCGCCTTTTCCCTGACTTCACCGATTATATTACGCCGAAATGTTGCAAGAACATTATCCATTCTGCCATGCAGCCGCCCTAAAATGGCCTTTCGACGGCCTTCCAAATTGGCAAAATTGGCGAATTCATCACGGTCAAAATGCGCCGTCATGGCGGCGGCCAGATCATGATCACCGTGTGCATTCTTATACTGACGCATATTTTTGTCGATGCGTTGCCAGGCTTTAATACGCATCAATTCCCGGCGTTTTTTTTCTGTTGTTTGTGCACGAAGTGCCTGGTAGGTTCGCCGCGCCGCCTCCATCTGTGCCGCATCAGCATGCATGGTATTTTGTAATTGAAGATCAAAATCATCAAATAAAGCCAGGGCGGCATCGGCCTTGGCCCTGGACAACCGTCCTTCTTTAACGGCGTTTTCGATACAATCGACCATGCTCATGTTTTGCCGCACTTTCCGATGGCATCGATATCAGCGGCATCCTGGTCAAGATCGTCCATAATTTGACGCACGGTCTTGACTTCAGGGATAACATCGCCGGTGTCTGGATCCACTTTTTCACCTGTCGGAATAAAAAGATCATCAGTAGATTGATCACGAAATTCTGCCTCAAGTTCGTTTTCAAGGGCGCGGCTCTGGATTTCCTGACCGCGTCCGGCTGGATCATCAAATTCTAGGAGGACTTGATCATTTGGGATTTTTTCGCCTGGCTGGCCAGGTAACGCCGGGTTTTCATCGACAATTTCATCAAGGCGTCCTGTTCCGCTAATTGTATCCCTAGTGAAATCGCCGCTTTCAACCGATCTTCTGATAGAATCGGTGAATTCAATAACTGCCTGCGTATATCGTCCATCATTTGCGGCTCTCCTTGCAGCCATAGTCAAGGCATCAGACAACACCCCTTTACGGTTTGTCAACTTTTGCACGATGGCAACACCCCGCGCATTGGCAGCCGCCAAACGGGCGTTAACATCACTTTGCAAAATATTTCCCTGACTTGTTATACTATCTTCATTTCTAACAAGCGTGTCAAAAATTTTATGGTCTGAACGCAGTTTTTTAAGTGCCTTATCCAGAATTTTTGCTCGCTCGACAAACAGGCTTGAGGCAATTTCTTCTTCTCCGAATAATCCGGTCTGAATTTCTTTTTGAATACCGGAATCGATAACCTGCCTGACAATAGATTCCGCTTGTACGGCATTCACCGGGTCAGTTTTTGACAATACATCAAGCACTGCACGCTGAAGATCGGCATCAGCGGGAACAAGTCGGCCAACGATCGCGGCAAAATTGGCTGGGACAATTTCATTAACAACCATGCCAAAAGCATCATCTGTTAAATTGACCAAGTCTACAGCCTGACGAACCAGGACGCTGCGCGGTGGCAATTCGCCAACACGATGGGGATCGGCGCGCAGAACTTTTGCTGCATCCGTGACTGTACCGGTACCTTCAGCGATGTTCTTCAGCGCGGCAATGGTGCGGATGTCTTCAGGGGTGAAGCCGTCTTCCTCACGGAAAAGATGACCATAAAGGCGAATTTTTTTATCGCCAGAATCCTTCAGGCGTTGCGCCAGACCAAGGCGTTGATGACCATCGGCAATGAACTGACGGCCATCGGAATATTCGTACACAATAACTTGCCCTGCTTTGACGGGATCCCATTCACCGATATCGCGTAATCGTTCGGTCACCCCTTTGTTGTCACCACCAGCTTTAAACTGGAAGGTTTTCGCATCAACAGCGATATGATCCGGATCGAATGAATAAATGATTCCGTCAAGATTGTGTTCTTCAACACGCATCCTGTCGCGCCCGGGCAAGTTATTGTGTACCCTGGCTGGACGATTGTCCTGCATGGCGTGATAAGCTTCACGCATATTATCTGAATGCACCGAATCCGCCTCTGGAATGGATTGATCGAACGGGTTGGATTGTGATTCATCAACAATACGTTCATAAATATCCCTGGCTTCTTTCTGGTTCATGGTTGGCGATTTGACTTTTTCATCAAATGCCTTAAGTAATGGCCGCCCAACCAAAACTTCAGCCGCCCTGACACCGCCGCCAATTATGGCGCCACCACCGGCTGCCATCGACACATTAACCGCCGCTTGCTTGATACCGGCATCAAGACCGACATCAGTCCGATAGTCTTGAATTTGCGGCTGCACAACCAATTCTGTTGCCCCCGCAATTCCGGCTTCTGTCAATGCTGTTCTTAAAATGCTTTGTCCACGTGCGGCACCGAACGGCAATGTTGATAAGATAAACGGATCGGCCAATGATCCGGCCATGCCGCCTGCCAATGCGCCAATCATACCAAACCCGGTTGCACGGTCAAAAACAGATCCGGCATGGGCGTCAACGGCGTGCGCTACATCCGATATTGACGAAATCATTCCTGTAAAATCAACGATATCGGGATGATCCTTACGCAAAACAGCAACGTCATTCTCAAAATCTTCAATCGCCTGACGGCGCAATTCAAGTGAACGACCGGTGATGGCATCATCAATGATGGAAGGCATTTTGCTGAGCATTGGATTAACCAGCTTTTTGCCGGTTTTGGCGTAAATATCCCTGACGCGGTCGGCATAAGCCTCTAGATAAACATTATATCGGCTCATCGGGTTATTATTCTTGACCTGATCCTGCCACAAAGCATCGAAATTTTCGCTAAAGCCGGTTGGTGGCCCGACGGCAATTTCTGGTGCAATACGGCTCATTGTATTCTGGGGCCAATAACCGCTCATCTTATGTGCCGCCTCGCTGATTGCAGTTGATTGATATCAATCTCGTAAAGCCCCTGTGCATTCCCGCCAATCAGGAACACAGGGGCAGCCCGTACCGGATTGGTGGTACTGACGACATAGCGTCCTGGTCCCGATGATATCAGGAAAAAGCGACGCAGATCCTTTGCTTTCATTTTCTCCCCGGACTGATAAGTCGGAGCGATGTCACCAACGCTACCGAGCTGGAGATCGGCATCACTCAGGCTTTTGATTGTGCTTAAAAAATCTTTCTCGCTCATCGATGGTGGCAGGACAAGGGAATGCCCGCCGCGATCTGAAAGAATACCGCCATAGCGCTGACCATCTTGATCCCACCAGCCACCTGCAGCCTGCTGGACAGATTCCTTATAAAGATTTTCATCAAAATTATCGTGATCCAGACCGCGCTGAAGGGCTTTAGCCGTATAAATGCGTTCGGCCGTCTCTTCAACCATCTTCATCGCGGAGGGGTTTAAACTATAGGCCGTTCCGATAATTTCAGCCTTGACAGCGCGGACAGTACCATTATCCGAAATAACCTTATGGCCTTCTGCTATCGCGCCCTCACCAATGATGAAATCACGTGCCGTTGTCGAATGTGCCGGACTAATCTGTAAAAGCCCGCCGATATTGGCGAGTGCGGGATTATCCTTGCTCATTGCTTCAAAAACAGAGGGCGCGGCGGCGCCAAAACTTTCCTGAACCATGGCAATAAGCGCCGTTTTTTCATCGACACTGCCCTGTTTAAACGCACTTTGAAAGGCATTCACTTCATTTTGCGTCAAAACCTGCAAAGGCCGGTGGTAATATTCGGACACTGTATTCGCCGCCTCAAGGCGACCGGCGATCTGTTTACCAACATCATCAGCTGTGAAGTCAATTGATTTCAGATCGACAAGACCAGTACGCGCCCCCCATTCAAGCCCGTCACGCTTTATCTCGTTATGCATGGTTTTAAGCAAATTTTCAGCCCGTTCCAAACGTTCCAAGGCCATATCCGTAATATCGGCATTATCATTCAGCTTGGCGCGCTCACCGGTAATCCATCCTGACAATTGTTCCGGGGTCCATTTGCGCGCCTGATCCTGGAAGGCCAGAAGATTACGGCTACTTTCAACGGCGTCGATTAATGTTAAATCACCCTGCTCAAGTGCCTGACTATATATGGTTTCTAACATGTCATAATTCGGCTCAAAACCGGCATCAAGTCTTTTTTGCTGTGCTGCAATTGCCTGGTCAACCGTTTTCAGCCAACCTTTGGATTGGGAAATATCCCGGCCGATTTCCTGATCCATCCGTCGTGACAATCGTTCGAACTGGTCGAAAGTAAGAGGCGATTGCCCGCCTTCAAATTCATCCTGAAGGGCTTGAAGATAATTTTGCTTGGCGAACCGGTCATCCATTTGCATGAATTTGCCCAAAACGCGCTTTTCCATGGCATCATCCTTGATCTGAAGCAGGATTTTTTGCACGCTTTCAAGGTCATACACACCAGCCCGATTGCTGTCAGCATCGTAACTTTTGCCATTAAATTCAAACGCCTCCTGCGGTCCGTATTGGAGCAGGAAACTTTCCATGGAATTGATTTCATCCTCAAGCGCGTATCCGGCTTTTTCGTCACTATCGGCGCGCAAAGCAAGCTTTTCAATCGTACGACGGCGCATATCCATTGCCTGGATGGCCAGGGTACGGTCTTCATCCTTTTGACGCGCCGAAACCGCACGCTTGGCTGTATTAACATAGGAATCCGATGCTCTGGAAAAACTGGTTTCAAATTCTTGCTTGACTAATGCCGGAAGGTTTGAGGACATAACCCCGTTTCGATAGGCGTCAAGCGCATTCTTCAGGCTTTTAGGATTATATTTGTTTTGCTCAAAAATGCGTTCGCCTTCTTGACGTGATTCCATGTCATAGCGCGCCACCATCGAACGCACCGCTGCGGCGTCAAAGGCTTCTCCTCTAATTGTTCCGTCTTTACGCAGCAAAACATCCCGCTGCATTCCCTGTACTGTGCCCGTATCAATACCTTCCTGCCTGGCAATACGATCTTGACGGTCTTCGAGTGACTTGATCAAGGAATTCAAATGAACCGCAAATTCACTAGCCGCCTGTCCAGCACCCCGAGCCACCGGTGCACTCCGTGGAAATGTCGCATCGCCGAACTGATCAAGCGCGCCGATTGAGCGGTTTAACTGGGGTATAGACTGCCCTGATCCAGTACGATTAGCCACGTTCAGCCCTCCTTGCGTACAGATTAGCCAGCTTGCCTCCCGCATTAATCATGCTGCTCATACGGAGTTCATCCGCAGAAGCAATACCCGCCAGACGTCTGTTATGAGCCTCGCTAAGCAACCCTTGAGCCTGCATCCGCCGCGTTAAAGCCCGCATTTGTGCATCATCGCGTGAAACGCCGTATTGGAGCTGTGCCAATTTTCTGGTTGATTTTTCGATACTAACCGGGGTTCCGAAATGAATATCGACGCCATTTCCAGAAAATGCCAGACGCTGTGCAGCAATCACCTGAAGCGTATTGTCCATGATATCGTTGGCGCGCTGTTTTCCCCGAATTGTCTCGGCCTCTGCCTGAATCATCTCTTGGCGCGATTGCATTTCCATGGAACGAGCTTCGAACGCGCTTTGCTTGTTTATTGCATTGGCCTGTTGAAAGCCGCTGAATAATGACAGCGCAGAACTGGCAAGAGTCAGTCCGGTAGACAACCCGGACAAGGTCAGGGCACCGCCGGATCCTAAAATTCCAGCCGTTGCGCCCACCGTTCCCGCTGTACCGGCGGCGGCAACGCTCCCTGCGATCATTGGAATCAATGCCGTCATACCGCTACCCCTCTTGTCATCGCTCTTATTGTCATCGGCGACGGCGATATCTGTCTGAATTCCAATGACGCCCCTTCTGCCACACCGGATAGACCTCTTACCCGGATGTCACCGGTGAATAGCAATTCCTCTCCGGAACGATCAAGGATAGGAGAATCCATTTTTTGTAGAATGAGTGGCCGCCATTCCCCGCCATTAGCCCTGATTTCTATATCTCCGGTTTGGTAAAGAGAGAATATGGCTTCCTTGACCTGCATCATTCGTCCAGCCAGAGTTTCACTTTCAGGCACACGAAAAGGCATCACCTTGCCATAGATTTCAAAATTAAAACCATACTGAATTTCCGTATCGGCATAACGATCAAGTGCTAAAACACCGCCCTGCACAGTTATGCCCTGATCCTGTGCCGTACCGTCAATAACGACGTGCACCATTTCATTTTCAAGGAAATCAAGGTCGTCGATGATATCAATCATCCGAGCGATACGTACGATGCTGTCTTTCGGCACCGGATCAACCAACGTGACTGTTTTTGATCCCAGATCAACACTAAATTCCGATGGCGCTAGACGGCCACCGTTGACACGCACGCCGATTGCGGCGGGATTTGTCGGTGAAGAAAATGACCAGGTAAATTCACTTTGCCCTTCAAATGCGGTGAAGCTCTCAGACGGTACAGTCACGATTCCGCCACAATCCAACAGCAAATCGTCATTATATTTTTCGATAAAGCGACGCATTTTACCGTTAATGATGCGTTCAATGATAAAGTAAACACGTCGCTCCTTATCGACGCCAACGGCAAGAAATTTATCGTCATCTCGTGTGCGCGCAGGCACAAAAGCATTGACCTGATGATCCCGCATGCCTGTATAATGTGTCAGGCTGCCGTCAGCATTGACAAGCAAAATAAGATCAGTTTCATCGGTGTTAACAGCCTTGCGCAGCGCGATATCGACGGGATTAATGATCAAATGGGATGCCAATGTCGATAAATTGATAGCCTGATAGGATTGCTCCGTATCAACAAACAGAAACTCACGGACAGAACTCGCGATTTCGCGTCCTGCGGCACGCACACCTTGTAAAAAAATGAGGGCGCCGTCAACCTCCAGAACATTAAGCCCTTCTTTACTGCCGCGCCTGGTCGTTTGTTTGAACACGCTTTCAATACTGATTGGCTCGTTAGGAATATAGAATTCTCCATCATTGGTAAATATGGACAAATGGCGGCCGGGAAAGATGCGGTAAATGGCACTCACCTGATCAGTATCAGCACGAAATAATAAGGCTCTGGTGACATCTTCTTGATCAAGATCAAGATTGTAATAAAGCGATAAAACACTGGAAATCAAGGCATTTGGAATTGATTTAAATCCGCCCATATGCAGCCGGTTTTGATAAAATGTCCCACATCGCGGATAACCACGCCGCTTGCTCATGATCGGTTCACCAGGATATTGTCCTTCAACCTTCCTAGTGACACTCCAAACCATGTTCCCGAATAAAACGCTGATCCCAATTTCCCCCCATGGCTTCAAACCGTCATTGCCGCCGAAAGTAACGGTAAATTTGCCATCCAGATGGGATACGGTAATCCCATCTGGACTTGTATTGGACAAAGAACGCAGTGCCGTTGCAATATCGGCGGCCGTATCATTACCGTTATCGCCATAGGTAATGACATGAGTCCGCTTTCCATCCAGTAAAAGCGTAAAGGTGTCACCGGCGGCGGCATTTATGACTTCCAGACTTTGCACTTCGTTAACACCGCCAATCCCCGCGCCAAAATCATATGTGGGAATATTTTCAAATTCCTGATTCCTGAAATCAAATTCGTCATCATAGCCTTGACGAAATAGTCGATAAGGATGGATATCACTGTGAAATTCAATCAATGTGTCGTGGGATTGTGTCCATGTTAGTACCGGCAATTTATCGGAAGTATGAGGCGCATAAGCATAGCCTACAGTTTTATCGTCGATCAGGATGTCGATATGCCTGTCGGTTTGAACCAGCATGTAAACATCTCGCGCCCCATAAGCAAATGGCACAAGCCGACCATTCGATAAATCATCTGTTTCGCACCAGAACCGTATCGATGTTATCGTTATGACGCTGTCTATTTTCGTCGTACCAATCCTGACGATCCGCCAATAGCGCGCCGAAACATTATCCGCACTCAACCGCCGCGATCGCGCCTGGGTGTCGACATTAAAGGCCGAACCAAATTTTTTCCAGGTACTGTTATCATCGGAATATTGAAAAAATAACTCATCCTCCAATGCACCGGCCGTTAGGCAATAATCAATGATGTCGATCATATCGACGGCGACCGCCGTGATCATATCAATATGCAACACAACAAACATATCCGTTGTCGATAACGGATTTGTTGTTGTCAAAACAGCGCCGTCAGTGAGGATGTTGCCGACATTCCCACCGTTTGGCGCGACAAATAGCGCAACAGACAAATCGACCGGCTCTATCATGCCGCGTAATTCTTTAATAAATTGCAGGCCAGGGCGGCGCTTTATACCGCCTTGCGGGATGACGATAAAATTATAACCATCTTCAAGGCCGTTATAATAGAAAGTCAGATCCTCTCGTGCAACCAGCAGCGGATCCATGACACCAGACGTAAAATTAGTTTGTAAAACTTTCAACAGAGCCATATCTAAAACCTTGATATTCGCAGTGGATCACCGTTAAAGAATAAAGAAGCCACCGGCTTGCTTTGCGCATCCAGAGCCTTAGCCTGGGCAAACAGGCCCCCCTGCCCGTCAAGATTGCCATGGCCATAGGCTTCAGCAAAAAGTTCATCGGCACGGTTGGTTGAATCCAGAATTGGCTTGGATAACCGCGCTGCTAGGGCAACAGCGACAAGGTCAAGAAAATAAGGCGGCCAACTGGAAACCATTTTCTCTTCTCTGAATTCGATCATCACATCTTCATAGTTTGAATAGAGATAAACGCCACAAACTTCATAAGTGGTCGAGGGATGCGCGGCAAAATTACCCCAAACGGCGAAAGGACCGGCAATCAGAGACGCCGGTAGACGGTGAACATAATGATATCCATTCAAAGGTATTTCTTCAGAAGAACAGCTTAATCGCCTGCGGGTTTTCGCCCAATTCCAATGATGCTTTGCTAACAAGCTGTCGCGGACAATCGGATAAAATAATTTGCATTTGGCCGCAACATCGCTGTTTTGATCAAGCGATGAAATGGGGTCTACGGATAGATGCCCCAGAGCCAAGTTACACACATCAATATCATCGTAATTTGTGACTGTCATGCAAAAACACCCTGCGAAAAAACCGGCCGGTGATCAGAATTTCTGATGCGGGCAAAAATTTAATCACCGGCTTTCAGTTAGGCTGACATTAAGTCAAGAGTAATACCGGCCGTAACCGTGGCTGTACTGGCACCGCCAACACTGACAGTAATGACATCGCCCGCCTGAAATGGATTCGCGGCCGTAGCCGTGGTCGTATAAACCGCTCCTGCCGCCGATCCTGTTAGCAAAGCTGTGATGGCACCGCCAGTCACAACAGTGCCGTTAATATCAACACTTAAAATCGCGTCACCACCAGCCAAAGCCCCATTCAGCACAGAATATATTTTACCAAGCGATCCGCTGAAACTTGCGACATAGCGCACGACTGCAGCACTTGAAGCCTTCGTCGATATATCTGGCAAACGCACTGAGTGAACTATATTTTGCGTCACGGCTCCATGCTCACTCATGGTAACGTCACCACCGCCGACACCGGGAACAGACGCAAAAACATAAGACGCGGCAAACGGTGTGCTATCACGACCACCCGAGACAACGATTAAATCCCCTTTACGGATCAAACCTTCATCACGCAAACGATTAAAATAACCGGATGCCTTGATTGTACTGGCTGTGTCATTCGTAGCATAATGGTGCTTGCGGATCGGTGTTCCATCAACAGCCCCCACAAAATTTTCGGTTGTTACAAAACCTTCAATATTAAACATTGGTTAACCTCTTGAATCATAGTTAAAAAAATAAAAATCCTTTACCCATAAGGGTAAAGGAAGGAGGAGATTATTCCTTGGCTTCGATCTTTACGACGCCGGTCATATCAATTAAGCCAGCCCCTTGCGACATCATGTTATTGACGAAGTGAGCGGCACGGTCACCATGCCAGGTAATATCGGTTTGGACATCGGCACCGGAAGCATGACCGATGGCCGTTCGGTGATACCAGAAAGTGGCACGGGTTGTACCGGTTTTAGGCAGTCCTGAATGCGGAACGAACGTCGTACCAAGCCAGTTTTTTGCCTGTGCACCTTGCCATGGCAACTGATCGGAACCGACATAATCAGCATTGGCAAATTCTTCAATGCCTAACAATTCGGACCATTGTTTCCAACCAACGACAGCAAAACGTTGACCGTCATCGGGCACATCGGCATTCCCCAGTTTTTCAAATGCTTCCAGAATTTTTTCTTTGGTCATCCCTGTTGTTCCGACAGATACGATCTGGCTCCCTGATGCCTGATTCAGCGCATTGATGATCAATTCGTCCGTTTTACGGCCGAGGGCATAGGCACCAGCATTGGCAATAACTTGACGTTCTTCGATATTGGTTTTCAGTTCATCCAGCTTATCAACCCAATCACCGGCATAATAATCTTTCAGTTGGATTTCTTCGGATGTGTGCCCCAGATTCATGACAGGTACCATGCCATTGCGGCTTTTTGTCGAGGCAGTGCCTTTGCCGACTTTCTGGAAGATGGCAGAGGCGCCATTAACATTACCGATAGTACGCACAGTGTTGCGCAATTTTGAACCCATGCGCTGATAGGCTTCGTGAACTTCACGTTCGTATTGTTTAATAAATGCTTGGTCTATAGATGCAGACATCTAAAACTCCATAGTTAAGGTTACATTCCAACTTGCGTCGGGCCGATTGCCTTGCCATGAAGCCGGTCTTGTCGTTTCATTCCTCAAAGGAAGAAACCGATTGCAGCTCTAGCGCGGGTCCATTCCCTGATCGTTACGCCGATCTGGTACGAAAAGGTTGTCAGATCCTTTCAAACTGCCCGGTCACCATTGCTGTGATTGCGGGAATAAAGAAGAGAAGAATCACTTCGTGCGATTCTTATAAAGAATCTTAAGTATTTGCGTAAATGTCAATAAAAAAATTACGCATGCTCGTCATAATTTCTTTGACTTATTGTATTTTGTGGGATACAGTAAAAGCATGTTGAGGATTGAGCAATCAGAAACCTTTGAGAAATGGCTTGAGACGATGCGAGGCAAGCCCGCATTGAGATTAATTGTTGCAAGGATCGATCACTTGGCTCATGGCCATTTTGGTGATGTGAAACCCGTTGGCGGGGGAATCAGTGAGCTGCGTATTCATTACGGGGCGGGTTACCGCGTGTATTTTCAAAAACGCGGTAAGGAGATTATCTTGCTTTTATGCGGCGGGGATAAAAATTCTCAACAACGTGACATTAAAAGGGCGCAACAGATCGCTGAGCAATGGAGGCAAGAAAATGAGTGAAATAATGGACATTAAAAAAACTGAAGTGATAAAGGAGGAAAAATTTACCTCTTTTGACCCTGCTAACTATCTGGAATCGGAAGAAGATTTTATCCATTTCATGGCAGAAGCCTTTAAAACTGAAGACGTATCTTATATTGCCCATGCTTTGGGCGTGGTTGCCCGTGCCAAGGGCATGACCCAGATCGCTAAGGAAACAGGACTGGGACGCGAAAGCCTTTATAAAACCCTCTCCGGTGAAGGTAATCCTGGCTTCGGTACCATTCTAAAAGTTATGCGCGCACTGAATATTAAGTTGCATCCACAACCGCTATTCGCCAAGCCATAAGGAAAGGAAAAGCAAGCTCAAAAGCGAAAGGAGCGCGCTCGGCGACATTTTAAAAAAATTATGCTGCCTCGTTATTGTATAATTCTTGGAACATGCGCGTTGTTTCTTCGATAAAGACTTTATCCTTGTCACGCCAATAGCGAGGATCCTTGATACGCGCATCCAGCTTGTCTTTGGTGATTTCGTCGCTGTTACCGGCTCCGCCTTCCATTTTTGCCGGGATCGGATCAGCCCCACTAAGCTCGCGCATGGCAAGAATAAGGGACAAACCTTCAGACGAAGTCATCCATAATCGCATTTCCTCACGCTGCTTTTCGGTCAGCTTGTTTTGCTGTAGAAGTCCGTTCGCCCAAACTTCAACGCCATCAATCAGCGGCATCGCCTTGTCTTTGCCGCCGAACTCCTTGAAATCAAAATCGACGTTATTATCTAATGCTTCTGGATCGTTGGCACTTTCTGCATTTTGCTCCAACATTTCGAACATTTTGACAAGGATTTTTTCTCCGACGGACGGCGCAATATTATTTTCATACAGGACCGAACGATAGGCCTCATAATAGGCATCCTTGCCGTCTTTTCCTGGTCGGATCAAGGCATTAGACACGTCTTCCGGCAAATCTATTTTATAATCATCCAGTTTTTCAGGAATATTTTTTGACTTGGCCTGTTCTTTCCGATAACCGTCAACCGCCTTGAATAAACGGTTTATTGTCTCTTGATCATTTTCACCAAGCAGGTGATCGGGCAATCCTTCAGGCCGATAAACCACCGGTTTATCCTTATCGGCACCATCGACATCATCCGGCGCATCTTTCCTTGCCGGTACATGATCCGTGGTTTTGTCCTGATCTCCTGTATTTTCTAGTGCTATCGCTTTATTCTCATCACTCATGGTTATATCCCTTCTTTTACGGTTTAAAAATTATTCACTCAGGCTAAGCATTTTCAAAATATAGCAGGCCAGGTCATTTTGACCCTGACGGCGCTGTGCGTGCATGGCAACCTGCTCAACACTGGATCCGATTGCCGGTGCTGTAGATATGCGCAATGTCTGATTAAGCAAATCTTCAAGAACGCGTTGCCCGGCATCGGTACCAAAGGTATTTTTGTAAGATTTCGTCAGATCGTCATTGACCCCGGCAAAATCCTTAATGGGCAGACTGCCCTGACCTTTATCAAATCCTGACCATCCACCTTCACCTGTTTGAATTGATTGCATCAGGTTTTGGATATCAGGATGTGATGGACGAAACCCGTTTGCTGTATTATTTCCATATGTCATTACAATCCTCCCTATTTATATTTTCAGGTTAAGCGGTCATCATCGGCGATGCCTCAGCTGCTTGGCCGGATATGGTTGCCGCGATCTGTTGTTGAATTTTCTGTTTTTCAACGGCGGAGCGCTGAAGTTCTGAGGGAATACCCATCTTTTCGGCGATATTAATAATCGCATCCTCAAGTTTGATGATCAGCATAACCATTTCCGGTCCACCGATGGATCTTGCTATCTCAATCCACCGAACAATTGTTTCAACCTCTTGAAGTTGCTGACTTCTGGCGAGAGGCGAATTGATTTGAATTTTCAGCACATATTGATCGAACCTGTCGGTTCGTATAAAGCCACGGCGATATAAAATTTCTGCGGTTGTGCGTACAATATCAACGAGATCGGTTGTCAGGCGGCCAATGGCTCCACCAATATCCTGCGTTAATTCACGTAAGCGTTCGATGATTTCAGTGGGACTACGAACAGGGCCACTCATCGGTGGCAGGCTGTTATCAAACAACGCCTTTTTGATACTGTTTTGAAGATCATTCAGGATAATTTGCCCAACATCGAAACCACGGCCTGTTTCCAATGGTGCGATCGAAGGTCCCATCGTTCCGCCTGTGGACTGTACAGGGATCAATCCGCCCATGGTTATCATCACATTATTTGGATTAAGGACGCCGTCATCGCGAACCATGTACATCCCGGCCAGGGCAAGGCTGCCATTTTGCAAGATCATTTCTTTGACCTTGTTGGCGGTTCTGATATCAGCCAGGGCAAGCATGACCGGGCTTGGCCCATATGGGCTACCGGGAAGTTTGCTCCATCGGAAAATTTTCCATGGTTTGGTCGCATAGTTTCTTTCAACCAAGCGTACACCGTTCTTTTTTTCCCGCCAGATAATTTCATAACGATAAGGGTGGATGCTGTTTTCTGGGTCATAATACGTGACCTCAAGGACATCGATTTCTGGATCATTGCCTTGACGCATCATGCCCAACAATTCTTGCGGCATTTTGGCATCTGACCACAACCGTTTGATATTGCGGATTTTTACACGGCGGCGTCTGTAAACTTCTTCGGCGTTATGATTTGGTCCGTCTTCAATCGCCACTTCGGCCTGCGATACCGCCTGAAAATTGACTGGCTCTAGGTCGTTTTGACTATCATCAGTCACAAGCATAACGCCCATGCCTGAGACGAGAAGATCCAAAAAAGTCTCCCATATGGCATTGATAAACCGCCCGCTACGGAAAACAGTTGCCAGAATATTAATATCCTTATCCAGGTCTTTATTCAGTTGATCCAGTTGCGCTTTTTCATATTGAACTTCCAGTAAAGGTCCCGCCTTGGCGTCGAACCAGGTTTGATCAGGTGGTGTTAATTCCATTAACAGGCGATTGGCCGCCTTCATGACCGAGAATGTGGCTGTACTGTCAAATTGGCGATCCATCGGCCGGTAATTTTTTTTGTTGCCTCCGTAAGGATTAAGTGCCGGAACTGCCAATTCGTATGCGTCTTGAAGAATTGGCTTCCATTGATCCTTTATTTTCCAGGCGTTATCGGCGCGCTTGATGATATCTTCTACTGTTAAATTCTCCATCTTGATCTTACCCCCCCAATTTGTCTTTCAATCCGTTTTTGACGGATCCGGTATAGGCCAGAGAAGCCCGGCCACGGCGGATTTGATAGACAGCCCGCCTCGCAACGGCGGCTTGCGCGCTAAGTTCTTCCTCGCGACGATCTGCATCCTGTCGCTGCCGGGCAAGGAGTGCTTCTTGCTTTTCTTGCATCGCTTCTTGTTGCCGCATCGCTTCTTCGGCCCGGCGCCGGGCGGTTTTTTCAGCCTTATCCGCCCCGGTAATTTTCTTCACGATAGATCCCATTGTCTCACCATTCCTTTCATTCCTTTCATTTCTTTCCATATGTAAATATTTTGGTTTTCTGCTCTCGGTCCATTTGCCTCTAATTTCGCTTCAAAGATAAATCCGACCCCAAGCGCCCATTTATGGGCTTCTGTGCGGTTTGAATCGGTCACCATTTGCAACCGGTGCAGCGGCAGTGACGGTACCATTGAGTGCATCAATTCCCGCTCCTGCTTCAGCACTGTCCGCCATTCTGTTTCAAAGGCCGGGAAAGTGATCATCCACACCGTACCGACGCCCATGTCATAGACCACACCTACCACTGCGGCCGGTAGTTCACCATTGCCATAAAGAACGATGGACGGAAAATGATCCGCCTGCCAGACCAGCCGATCAAGGATATCGGAACGCTCTTGCATCCATTGGTCAACTGGACGTGCCCGGTATTTCAGCAAGGCGATCGCGGCTGGTGATGTTGTCATATCTGCACCTCGATGCGTGCCTGGTACGTCTTTCCTGATCCGCCAAAGGAGGAGCGTTTTTCACGTCCGACCACTTCTTCGTATCCGCCATCATCAAGTGCGCCGTATTGGAGTGCGTCATGCACGTCTGCAACCGGAAATTTTTTATCAGGCGTATCGTCATAGGATCCGTTGATGCCGCGCTTGCGCTTGTATTTATACTCCGAGTTAAAGCCTTTGCGCAGAATTTTACAACTTGGCGATATCAGCAACCCCGGTCGGCCGTCGGCGATGTTATGACGCAGGCGGAACCGAACTGCGGCTTGACGCTTGTCAGGTGCATTTGTGGCGGCGCGGCGGATGCGCTGCGTTCCTGTCCAACCCATAAGACGATTCATCGTATCCAGCCAAGATTCTCCATCATTGCCTGAACGGGCTTCTGAGGCGGGGTCTGCAATTCCGCCGATACAGCGGAATCCGGCATATTTTGCTGAGCCGATCAAACGCTTGAGATCGCTGCACAATGCTGGTGCACCGGCATCAGAATAAATTTCGTCGAGGATGCGCATCTGTCCATCCGGCATTGTCTGTCTCAACACACAGGCCGGATGCAGTCCCTGATCGAAGTCAATCTTTACAGGAAGTCCGGGGGCAGGCTGCAAATCTGCAGGGGCACAATGAAAATCATCTCTATATTCAAGATAAACGGGTTTGCCGTCACGGCTATAACCGTAGAGATTGTCAACCAGGCGCCGCACCAGGTCGTCACGCCC